GCGTACAGGTAAGATGGTTGATGGGAAGTTTGTTAAGGATGAGTGAAGTAGTATTAGTAACAGGGAAATCGTGTACAAATTGTGACATGCTTAAAAAAATGCTCAAGCTGATGCGCTTGGATTATGATCGTGCTGTGGATTCCAGTGAAGATGAGGCAGCTAAGATTATCGAGTTTACTAAGGCTCGGTCTATTCCAGTGCTGGCGCGTGTGAGCAATACAGGTAAGGTGCAAGACTATGTTATAGGTCTTAACCATACTGATAAGAGATTTAAGGAGATATGCGGATGAGCGATCTATTCTGTCCCAAATGTGACGATAAGTTAAACGCTTGGTCTGTTGCAGAAGGGGTTTGCTTAAAATGTGGGCATGAAGCGAAAGAGCCTCAGTGGGAATACGGTGACTCAATAAACCCAAGTCATTATAAAAGCCATCCCTCCGGCATCGAGTGCATTCAGATAACAGAGCATATGGGGTTCAATTTGGGCAATTGCATCAAGTACGTTTGGCGAGCAGATTTGAAACATGATGATGGAGGAATTGAAGATATTTCCAAAGCCCTCTGGTATCTTAACCGCGAGCTAGATAAACGACAAAACCAATAAGAGCGCCTAACACTGCTCGCATAAACCACTCTGACCAGTTGATGTTGCTAGCATTAACGGCAACCGTTTTATTTAGTTCGTCAATCTCAGATGAGTGTTTGTTTAAGCGTGAGTCGTGGTGGTCTAGTCTTTGGGCTACCGCGACATGCTTTTCCTCGATACGTGCTAATGCCGTTACAACTTCTGCCATATCGTCCACTTTGCCTACTAAGCGGTCAATATTCTTCTCTATTCGATCAAGTCGCTGCTCTGACATTTGCATATTCCATAACCAAGGGTGATAGTCCTTGTAATATTCTACCAGAATCTATACCTGATTGATATTCACTTTGTGTCGTTGAACCTCACCATGAACGCGATCAAATATGATTGAGGTCATAGAGCGCTTGCTGCCATAGCCGCTGTGAGAATGCCACTCATCTGTTGGAGCTATAGTGTTGTATGACTCAAAGAACATACCGCCATGTTCCTTAGCTGTCTGGTGATGGATATGACCTAAGAACATATGACGGTACTCAGTATGCCCCCATTCAAAAGATAGGTTACGAGTGATGAACTGATAGGCTTGCTCGATCTTCATCCTGTCGCCATGATGACCAACGAATAAATTATTGCCGTAAACAAAATGAACGAACTTGTGACGGTTATCTAGGATCGTTACGCGAGGCTCGTTCTCATATACCACCTCAAGCATAGTGTTAATGATTAGCGCAGCATCACGGTCATGGTTGCCACGTACTTTCATCAGTACAACGCCACGATGTTTCTCAAGCATTAGGTTAATAGCTGTACGGTATATCCGTACTGTTGCTGCTACCACATCCTTTAGATCGCCATCTACATCAAGCACGTTACCGGACTGAGTAGTCTTGCTACCATCGTTGAAGTGCATAAAATCACCAACATCCACCAGCATACCTACATCAGTGCCACCAGACAGGTTGACCAGCTTATTGATCGCATTGATCGTAGCTGCCTCTGCTATCTCAAGATTCCAATCGCCCTCACTCATGTTATGCTCTGCTTTAACATACATGCCTATATGACCATCACCAATTACATAAGCAGATAGAGCATCAGTGGTAAGGGTAATGGTATCTTCTTTAGGTTCGTACTTGGGTAAGGTTTCGCATAGATCAGCAGCGACTTGATGAAGGGCTTCGGTTAACTGCTCTTTCTTGAGGTCTGTCTTAACCCATTGCTGCTTAACCATCCCTGTTGGGCCGTATAGCGTTGACACACCTTTTACTACATGAGTTTCCGGTGCAGGGTAGACCATATCATGATCTGGCGACCAACCATGCCTAGCGGCACGTTTCTTCAACCCTTTTAAGGCGCTTTGAATAGTCTGTTTGCGTATACCTAGGGCATCAGCTGCCTTTTTTTGAGTACCGTGGGATATGATAGCGTCAATAATCTCGCATTGGCGTGGGGTTGCCCACTCCTTGAGCCTTTCTAAGTCCATTTAAACTGTACCTGTGATTACCAATCCGACACAAACAATAGCTATAAGCCCCATTAATATAGTGAAAGCTGCAATTACGTTCTTCAAATCATCGTCCTTTTGTGCCTGTTTAATCCTTTCGCTACGCTTTGCCCTTGCTTCCGCTTCCGCTTCTTCCAAGGCTTGCTCCCTTAGTGCCACCTTATGCTCATTCCACATTTTGATGACCCAGCCTTCACAGGTTAGAACTATGTATTCGTCTAGCTCTATCTGCTTACGCTTTAGGTCAACAGCGGCAAGAAAAGCCTGCGTACTAGTATGACCTTTCTTTTTATCCTGCTCAGCTTGAACATCGATCTTGGTCTTAGCCTCAAGGAACTTACTGGCGAACTTCCATATTTCGCTAGAGTTATTCCCTAGCGTCTTTATGGTTTTGTATGCCGCATTGGCTGTGCCAATGGCAGTAAGTATTGAGGCTGGATCAACCATTAGACTTCAACCAGACTCACGAAAGCAGGATCAGACTCATCCATTGGATTAGCAGGCCATTGCATAACCATGTTAACGTCACGGTCAAAGGTCTCTGTTTCAGGGCCGTATGTCTCAGTACCATCATCAGCAGTGTGCTTAACCTTACGTGTTTCAACGTGTGGTTTATTCTCGTAAGCAATGATCTCATCTAGTGTAGTTAACTGCTCAATTACAAGCTCTTTAGTTACTTGTTCTGCGTAGATTTCAGCAGCATATGTAACAATAGCATCTGGAACTGGCTTTCCATTTAGCTTTGCAGCGCGTGACCAGTACCAATCAATTGCGCCCTGTAAACTAGCTACTTGCTCATTAACTTTAGACAACATAGATTCTTTCAGTGTGTCTACATCTTTAGCAATAGCGGCATAAGTACCGACTACTTCACCATCTACTTCTGCGCGTGTTAGTGCGCCTGCATTGTAGTAGCGAGTGTCTACGTTCACTTCACGGTACGGCAATACACCAATAGCCGCTAGCTCTGCTTTGGACCAAGCAGTAAAGATGTTACGCGGATACTGTACGCCATTGACAGTGATTCCGTGAGGCTTGTTTACCACATAGCCAGTTTCGATTGTTGGATTCTTCACATACCACATAGTTGATTATCTCCTATCTTGTGATTAACGTGCGTTAGTATTGGAAAATGGACTCTCAGCAAAGGCCATGAAAATGTATGAGGCGTCGTCATAGTTTACGGAGTTGGACGTTGTTCTAATTTTAAAACCATTACTAACAATATCAATAAGGTCTGTTGTGCCTTCGGCATCGGAGGTATCAGCTTTCAAAAAGTCGTTGTTGACATTATACCCCTCTCTCTCACCATCGAAGATAAACCAACTTTGTGCGACAGATGTACATTTAACCAGCACATAAGCAGGACGGAAGCCACAATAAATAAATGGCCCATCTGCACTACCATTAGCCGTGTAGCTACCAAACTTGCTAAAGCCGTCTACACTGTGGAAGCAGTAGGCTATATGGTTGTTACCGTTACCATTATTTTCAGAGAATGTTGCGACAGAGAACACAGAACTTGTAGGGGCTGTGTCATTCCATGCACCTACATTATCACCAGCAGCACCAGTGGTATTAAGTTGCAGATAGTCTGTTTCTGCATCTGACGCAGTGCCAACGTGATACACCAGCCAACCATGAGCCGCATCTCGGTTCTTACAGATAATCATTTCAGGCGCTACAGATAACCCATGCCCAACAGTAGCACCAGTAGTATAATTACCCGTATAACTAACAATACTAAACCCAGCATCCACATTAGCAGAGACAGTAGAAGTGATAGAGCCGTCTGTGTTAGATACGCCTGCACCGTTGGCTTTCCAGTTCCATGAAACATAAGTATTGCCGGATGTATTAACTAGATAAACACTGTTATCAACACCTAACGTAAACCCATCGCTATCGAGTGATTTCAAAGTA